GGCTGGGCAAAGATTTGGAGGAATACTCCCCGGAGTTGTCCGCCAACGTCGAAAAGAAAACCAACATTCTCGGCAACGAGACTGTCAGCATCGACAGCTACCAGAAGCAGGGCGAGGTCAGCCCTTACTACGCCGAGAAAGGCGACCCGCTGTTTGAGAAGCTGCAGAGCATTATCGACAACGATCTGGTTCTGGATGATCTGAAAACCGACATCGTGGAAGTCAAGCTGTGGGACGCCCAGAGCAGCGGCGCGTTCCCTGCGGTGCGGGAAGAGTGCTACATCGAGGTCAGCAGCTACGGCGGCGACACCACTGGTTATCAGATTCCGTTCAACGTGCATTATACTGGCGTTAAAACCAAAGGCACATTCAATCCCACCACCAAGGCGTTCACCGCCGAGGCGTGAAAGGAGCAGTCATCATGGAACTGGTTATTGATCGCGGCGTCAAAAGCTATGACGTGAAAGACGTCGACGGCACACTGCTGGGCGTTATCAAAATCAACCCTGCCGACATCGGCATTTCCGGGCGCTTCGTCTCGGCACGCAATGCCATCGCAGAACTGGCGGAGCAGGCCAAGCAGGACATGACACCTGAAAAGATTCTCGCAATGGATACGACCATCAAGGCCGAACTGAACAAGGTGTTTGGCAGTGATGTGTCCTCGGTTTTCTTTGGCGGACTTTCGGCGCTGGCTCTTGCCGATGACGGTGCTTTTGTCTTTGAAAAGGTGCTGGAAGCTGTTGCCCCTCTGGTGGAGGAGGCGCACAAGGCCGGAATCGCTGCCGCCGAAGCGCGGCTTAAAAAGCACACCGCTGTCTATGCCGACTTCAGCAAGGGGCTTGCCCCCGGTCAGCAGGCATGAGTGCGTGGGAATTGCCCACCACCGTCGAGGTGGCCGGGCGCAGCTTTGCGATCCGCTCGGATTTTCGCGCCGTACTGGATGCACTGGCTGCGCTGACTGACCCCGACCTGACACAGCAGGAGCAGTACGTTGCCTGCCTGCAAATTCTATATCCCCGCTGGAAAGAGCTGCCCGACGCAAACGCTGCGCTTCGGGCGGCTTTTACTTTTATCAACGAGGGAAAAGAAGACGAGAAGCAGGGCTTCCGCCCCCGGCTGGTGGACTGGGAGCAGGATGCTGCTCTGATCGCACCCGCTGTGGACAAAGTGCTGGGGTATAGCTGCCGCCGATGCGAGTATTTGCACTGGTGGGAATTTCTCGGTGCATTTCATGGCATCGGCGATGGCCTGTTTGCGCAGGTGGTGAACATCCGAAACAAGCGAGCACGCGGTAAAATGCTGGACAAATCCGAGCAGGAATTTGCCCGCGAGAACGCTGCCGTTATTAAAATCCATGCGGCAGAAAGTGCCGAGGATAAGGCCGAAAAGGAAAGGCTGTTGGATCTTCTGGGGAGGTGAAGCTATGGCATCAGTCGTTATCAATACGCGCTTTAATAACCGAAAGGCCGAGGCAGACTTAAAAGAGTTGCAGGCCAAGGCCAAAGAAACCGCGCGAGAAATCAATGCGGTGGAAAAGGGCCTCGGCTCGGCTACGACCAAACGGAATAAGCTGCGGGACGATTTGGAAGCCGCCCGCCAGAAAGCTGCCGAAACGGCTGACGCTCTCGACGAAGTGAACGCTCGACTGGATGCCGGACGCAAATCGAAGTTCGGCGTCACATCCAAGGGCGACGAAACGCTGAGCGACAAGCTGGCCGCAAAGTTGCAGCAGCAGGATACCGCTGTGCAGGCTGCCGCCGATGCCTACCACGCACAGGATGCCGCCGTGCAGGCACTGCAGCAACGGCACGCCGAACTGACTGCCCAGCTTGCACAGGAGAAGGATGAGGCGACCCGGCAGGCCGAGGCTGTTGCCAACGCCGCGCAGGCTGCACAAGCGGCGCAGGTGGATGTATCCAATGTGCAGCGTGCAGCGAATGCGATGGACGCCTTCGTCTCAAAGCTGTTCAACGCGGCATCAGTGAGTAAGATTCTGAAAAGGTCATTGTCCGCGATAGGCTCTATCGGCGGCAAGGCTTTTGATTTTGTGAAAAGCAAGGCCCAGAGTGTGCAGGAACGGCTGGCACAGGCTGCGCAGAGCACGGAACACTTCCGCAAGCGACTGGCAGGGCTGGTGTCCGGCGCGTTGGTGTTCAATGTGCTTTCCTCCGGGCTCCGGACGCTGACGAACTGGATGGGGACGGCGCTGCTGTCTTCGTCCAGCCTGCGGACGGCGCTCGGCAACTTGCAGGGCGCAGCGGCCACGGCAGCCGCGCCCATCATTCAGATACTTACCCCCGCGCTGACTGCGCTGGCAAATGCGGCGGCGATGGTGTTCAGTTACATTGCGCGGCTGGTGGCGTTCTTTACCGGGCGCACAATCTCCGCCAGCGCCGGAGCAGCCAAGGCTATGAACGGCGTCGGATCGGCGGCGGGCAGCGCAGCGAAGAAGGTCAAGGACGCTAATGGTGAACTGGCCGCCTTTGACGAACTGAACGTGCTGAACAAGCAGCCCGACGATAGCAGCGGCGGGGGCGGTGGTGGAACAGACAGCATTACCCCGGACTTCGACTTTTCTGCGGAGAATCCATTCCTTGACAGCATTATGGATGCCATAGAGCAGGGCGACTGGTACAAGGTCGGGCAGCTGATCGGCGAGAAGCTGCGTGACAGTCTGAACGCCATTCCGTGGCCCGACATACAGGATAAGGCTGTACAGTGGGCAACAAGAATTGCCGACTGCATCAATGGTTTTATCGAAGTACCGGGCCTGTGGACTGCCATCGGACATACCATTGCACAAGGGCTGAACACCGCGCTGCTCTTTGCGGACACGCTGATGCAACGCATCCACTGGGACAGTCTGGGCGCGGGCATTGCAGAGGGACTGACAACTGCCGTAACTGAACTGCGCTGGGACACGCTGGGGCGTGTGCTGACGGATGGGATGCGTGCGGCCATTCTGACGCTGTACAACTTTGTGCTGCATTACAGCGGCTGGACGGATTTAGGCAATGGCATTGCAACATGCATCAATTCTGCCATCTCCAATATTCCGTGGCTGGAAGCTGGACTGGGTGCGGGCGGCTTTGCCATCGGCCTGCTGAACGCGCTGATCGCGGCGGTGCAGGGCACAAACTGGAATGACCTCGGACACAATATCGTGACGATGATTGCCGCGATTGACTGGCCGGGGCTGTTCTCTGCGTTGAGCACGCTGGCATTGGATGTGCTGCAGGCCATCAACACGATTCTCGGTCAAGTTGACTGGGACGCTGTCGGCAGCAAAATCATGGAGTGCTTGCAGGCGGTAGACTGGGTCGGTATTCTGGCGCAGGTTGCCGAACTCATTTCCAACTGCTGGCCGCTTCTTATGGCGGCGCTGGCCGTGAGCCTGCTGCCTGTGATTGGCGCGTTTATTCTTGACACGGTGCTTCCTGCTATTTTGAGCGGCCTCGGCTCGCTGATCGTCACGGTCATCTCGGCCATCGGTGCATGGCCTGTTCTGCTGCTGGCGGTGCTGGCCTCTATCGCGGCGGTCATCATCAATTATCTTGTGACCCACTGGGACGAAATCAAACAGAACTTTTCACAGACACTTGCCGATCTGGCACAGGCGCTGAACACTGCCGGAGAGAATCTGCAGCACATCTGGGATACTCTGTGGCTGACGATAAAGCTGCTCGGCCTGCAAATCTGGGAGAGCATCACCACAGGCTGGAACAATTTCTGGAAAGGGATTGACCTCGCCTTACGCATGGCAGGCGCGGCGCTGCAAGCAGCGTGGTCGGCCTGCTGGCTGATTATCAAGCTGGCGGCTATGCAGATTTGGGAGGACGTCACCGCCGCATGGAGCAATTTCTGGAAGGGTCTTTCCCTGCTCCTGTCGATGGCAGGGGCGGCGCTGAACGCTGTCTGGACTGCCGCGTGGTCGGCGCTGGCTGATACGGTATCCTCTATTTGGGACGGCATTACCTCTGTGGTGCGCGGCGCGGTCAACGGCATCGTCCGCATCATAAACGGCATGATTTCGGCGATTGTTGGCGGCATGAACGCTGTCATCGGTCTGCTGAACGGCTTCAGTTTTGATGTGCCCGAATTTGCACAGGATGCACTGGGCACGGCTAAGGTTGGATTCAACATCGACCCCATCACCGCACCGCAAATTCCCTATCTGGCACAGGGCGCAGTCATTCCGGCAAATCACGAATTTCTCGCTGTGCTGGGCGACCAGACAAACGGCACGAACGTGGAAGCACCTCTTGAAACAATCCAGCAGGCGCTGGCCGAGGTGTTGGCCGAGTGGGGCGGGCAGGACATTACGATCCGCTTTGCCGCCAGCGGCGGTTTGGAACAGCTTGTGCGCCTGCTGATGCCCTACATCGACAAAGAAAAAGCCCGCCGTGGTGCGCGGCTTGTGGTGGGAGGAAACTGATGATCGTAATTGACGGCGAACAATTCAAAATCGACGTGCTAAGCGTAAAGCGCAGCGCGGATTTTCTGGATAAATACGCGGAGCGCCTCGCCAACGGCCACCTTAGGCGCGAGCTGATTGGCGTGTACTTCAACTACAAGCTGCAATTTGGGCCGGGGCTGGATCGCAAGGAGTACGCCCGACTGTGGGACAAGCTGACGGAGCCTGTGGAGTTCCATGAGGTTACAGTGCCAGATGAAGACGGCAACTATACCTTTACAGCTTACTTTTCCAATGTCGGCGACGAATTGCTGCGGAAAAAGGCTGAAAAAAACTACTGGAAGAATCTGACCGCGAATTTTATTGCCCAGAAGCCTGCAAGGACATAAAGGAGGCGAACGACCATGAACACAAGCACCCGCGTGGAGTTCGGCCTGTACGATGTCACTGCGCGGAGCGACAGCGCCCCCGTCACGGAGGATGCAAAGGATTTTTGCAATTTAAGCAAGGATTTACTGTTGGAATCCGTGCCGAATCAGAACAAGTACGGCACGCTGGAAACGCGGCAATGGCTCATGGACGGCAGCTTCCTGTTTTTTCCCGAAACGCCTCGGCAGTATTTCTGGGGCTTTTGGAGCACGGAACAGTCGAACGGAAACGGTACTTTTGCCAATCCGCCCGTGCTGAATATTCGCTTCGACAAGAATCACAGCAGCAGCGGCCTGACGCTGCATTTTTACTCTCCGACAGATGACTGGGCAAGCAAGGTCAAAATTCAGTGGTACGATGCCAACGATGGTCTTTTGGCGGTGGCTATGTTCACCCCGGACGCAGTTGATTACTACTGCGCCTGTAAGGTAGAAAACTATTGCCGCATTCAGCTGGCGTTTTTGGAGACGAACAGGCCGGGGCGGTATCTGAAGCTGGCGGGAATCGACTACGGCGTGTATCTGCATTTCTCCGGGGACGAAATCATCAAGGCCCATGTGCTGGAAGAGTGTGACCCATTGAGCGCGGAGATTAGCATAAACACGCTAAACATCACACTTTTTAATCAAGAGGGTCGCTTCTCTATCTTAAACCCGGAGGGCTATTTTGATGTGCTGCAGCACCGCCAGAAGCTGACTGTGTGGGAGGATGTGCGCCGAAGCGCCCACGATACGAGCACGACAAGCTACTGCATGGGCACGTTCTATCTGGACGACTGGTCGAACGAGGATGACACACTGGCCGATTTTACGGCAATCGACACCATCGGCCTGCTTGATGGCTCTCCATTTGACGGCGGAGTGTATGACACCCATGTGGCGTCGCTGGCAGCGGAAATCCTAAGCGGCTATCCTTACACACTGGACAGCGTTCTGGGCGAAGAACGGATACAGGGTTACATCCCTGCCGGAACACGGCGCGAAGCGCTGCAGCAGCTTGCCTTTGCCATTGGCGCGGTGGTGGACTGCAGCCGAGGCGAAATCATCCGAATCGTGCCCGCTCCGCAGCGTGCTAGTGGTCTGATTGGAACAGATCGCCGCCTGCAGGACGGCAGCAAAGTTACGCTCCTTGCGCTTGTAACTGCGGTGTCGGTGACAGCGCACCGTTATATCCCCGGTGAGGCGTCGGAGGAACTGTACAAAGACACCCTTGAACCGGGCACTTATCGTGTGACCTTTGATGCTCCGGCAGTGGCCGACAGTCTGGCCGTCAGGGGCGCAGAGCTGAGCGAACGAGGCGTGAACCACTGCACGCTGACCGTGAGCAAGGCTGCCGAAGTCTGCGTGACCGGGCGCAAGTACAGTGACAGCGCTACCGTCCTGCGGCGAGAAGCCTCAAATCTGCCGTCAAACGCGCAGGGCAATGAAGTGTCCGTGCCGGACGCGACCCTTGTAAGCCCGGACAGGGCTGCCGCAGTGGCCGCCCGCGTGCTGGACTACTACGCCCAGCGCTATGAGCAGACCTTCCGCATGGTCGCCGGGGATGAGAAGCTGGCTGACCGTCTGATTGTGGAGAGCTTCGGCGGTGAAATGGTGCGCGGTGTTGTTACGAAGTTGGAATTTGATTTAACTGGCGGCTTTCTGGCCGACGCGAAGATTGTGGGCCGTAAGCTGTCCAACAATGCCGCAGCCTATGCGGGCGAAGAAATCCACGCAGGCGAAAGGAGTTTCATCTAATGTGGCAGACGCCTGTTTATGACCGAACTGCCGCCGATGTGGCAGCAGGAGCGGAAAAGTGTTATATCACGGCAGAACTGCTAAATCGCATCGAGGGCAACACCGCCCACATGGCGCAGCTTCTGGGCGTAGAGATCGACACCCGCACATGGACATCGCTGGGGCTGTTGACCCGCGCTCAGATGCAGCGTATTTTGGACAACCTCGCCACTGTGCGGGCTGCATACTACACGCTGCCCGGTACACCGAACATTCCCACAGCGCCGAGCACGCTGTACAGCGCCATCAATGACATGGAGCAGGTGCTGTGGAGCTTGCACGAACTGTGGCAGCGCAACAGCGTAAAGCAGTACGCCGGAGAAATTTGCGCCGGACAAGAGATTGGAGTGATTTAATGTTTGAGAAGAAAGTGTGGAATGACCGCCAGAGCGAGCATCCTGCCCGCCGCAGGTTGACTCCTACGGAAAACGACAACGAGTATGAAGTCTCCCGCGCAGAAGGTCTTGTCATGGAAGAGGGCGACGCCTTTGATGCCGCCACTATGAACGATCTGGAAAACCGCGTAGCAAAAGCCTTTGCAGAATATGATCCTG